TGAATCTTTTTTTGCAGAATTAAAAATGCAATTTGGCGATTTAAATGTTTTCTTAGATAACAACCAAGAAAAAATAAAAGAAATCGGAAAAACAATTGGAGAATCTCTTGCTAAATTTGTCAGATTCCTTGTAGACAATATTGATAATATAAAATTATTTTTTCAAGTTTTGGCTGGTGTCGCTGTTATAAATGCAATCGTAAGACTAGGTGCAAGTATAAAAGCATTAACTTTGACTATGTTAACTAATCCATTATTTATGATAATGTCTGGTGTTGCTTTGGGTGGAATAGCAATTCATCAACTAATCAAAGAAGTTAAAGAATTTGTTGGAGCAAATGATGAATTAAATGCTTCTATAAAAGCACAAACCGAAGAATTTAATAGATTAAAAGAAGCAAGGAAAGAATTTAATGATGGTGCAAAATTATCTAAGGAACTACAGAAGAAAGAAGTCTTAGCTTTGGCAGAAGTAAACAAAAAACTTAGAGAAAAATTTGAGCTTCAAGCTGAAATGAATAAAATTGCAAACGATAGAAAAGCTGAATCAATTACAGAACAATTTGATTTAGAAAACGAACAACTTGATAAAGTAAACAAAGTGTTTGAGGGTATAGGAAAAAATATATCAACAGCATTTGGTCAAGCAGTTGTTAGTGGTAAAGATTTTAAAGATAGCATGGTTGATATTTTTCAAAGTGTTGCACAGCAAGTTGTTGCTTTGATATTTCAGTTGGCAGTTATCGAGCCAATGTTAAAAAGAATTAAAGAATCAATGTCTGCTTCATCTTTTGGTGGTGGAAGTATATTTGATAATATTTTGGCTGGTGTAAAATCGGTATTTAATCCATTTTCTGCTATAAGTTCTTTGACAAATACTGACCAGATAATGGGTGGTTTAAGTGGGTCATCAATGCCACTAGGTGCTATGGCTGGGGGTGGAAGTGTTAATGCTAATATGCCTTATATGGTTGGAGAACGTGGAGCAGAAATGTTTGTACCTAAATCAGCAGGTAATATTGTAAACAGTAATAATCTAGCCAGTATGGGTGGTGGTGGTGGTTCTATTGTTATAGAACAAAACTTAAACTTTGCAACTGGCGTATCACAAACAGTTAGAGCAGAAGTGATGAACTTACTTCCAGCAATACAAGAATCAACTTTAAGTGCAGTAAGAGATGCCAGATTGCGTGGTGGCTCTTTTGCAAAGGACTTCGGTGGATAAATGGCTGAAGCAACGTACCCATTAGCAATGCCTACAACCCCAAACTTTGTAAGAAGTGAATGGGGTATAGAAAGAGCAGTTGCACAATCTCAAAGTCCATTTACTTATTCAACGCAAGTGCATAAATTCACAGGCTCAAAATGGTATAGCACAGTTACCTTACCACCCATGAAAAGAGAACAAGCTGTAGAATGGCAATCTTTTTTTATGAGATTACAAGGTCAGTTTGGTACGTTCTTAATGGGCGACCCAGATGCAAGTGCTGTTAGAGGAACGATCGCAAACACCGTAGCAGTCAACGCAGCTTTTGCTGTAGGTGCTTATGATGTAACTATTGATGGAGCTGATGCGTCTGAATCGCAATTATTTAAAACAGGTGATTATGTACAATTTAATTCTGCTGCGACCAGCAAACTACATATGATTATTGCTGACGTGGCTAGTAATGGAAGTGGAGTTGCAACGCTAACTATAGAGCCGCCGTTATCAGCAGCACTATCTGATGATGCGACTGTTACTTATGCCAGTCCAAAATGTGTTATGAGAATGACAAACAATGAGATGACGTGGAGTGCAAATCATATTAGTTTATATGGAGTATCTTTCTCATGCGAAGAAGTTTTATAGTTTTTTTAGCAATAATGTTTTTTGTTCTTGGTTTAACAGCTATGAATAGTTATAGTGCTGAAAGTACTAGCACCGTTAATTATGCCAACCAGCCACCACCAACGGCAGCGTCAGCCAACGTGCAATCTTATTCACAAATGATATGCTCTTTTCCAGTTGTGGGAGCTGTACAAACTTCTGTACTAGGATTTTCAACAGGAACAACTTTCACAGATTGGAATTGTGAGAGACGAGCCTTGTCAAATTCTCTTTCTAAAGCAGGATTAAAAGTCGCTTCTATTTCTATCTTGTGCGCTGGTAGTAAAGAAATCTGGTCAGCAATGTTGCATAGTGGAACACCCTGCAGTATTTGGGACGGCAAAAAAGCATTGATCGGTAAAGAAGCAATTAAATATTATAAAATTATGAGGTATATAGATAATCATGGACAGATTCTTAGGTATCCTGACTATTTGGGTGGTGATTATAATGTTAGTAATTACAGCGATTCAAACGGTAAGGGCAACGGAAACCTCAAACGTCCTAAATAATGGAAGTTTTGATGGTAATGCTGACGGCTGGGATTTAGACGGTACGGCTGAATATGATGGCAAAACTTATTCTGCTAGTGGTCTTAGTAAAGTAATTAGATTTAGTGGTGGAGATGGTGGCTCAATAACTCAATCAATAACTCTTGAAAATATTAATAGTGATACCAAATATATTGCAAAAGTGCATGGCTCTATAAAATCTTATGGTTGTAATAACAGTTCAGGTGCATGGTGTACTGCAACTGGCACTAATGACAATCTTGACCCTGTAAATACCACAATAACTTTTAATGATGGAACGCAAACAGAAGTATTGAATTATGATTTTACTAGCAATTATAATGACGGAGTTATCACGTCTACTTTTACTATCAATTTAGATAAGGATTTTCACATTAATAATACAACAATTAATGTAAATGTTTTTGGAGCTGATACTGGCAATCAAGCGGGAATGTTAGGGAGCATAATTGACGATTTAAGCCTTACTTTATCCCTAGATGATTTAGTTATAGCTCAACAGACCATAATAGCTGAAATAAGCCAAATAGGAAGCTTAGACGCTACTTCTATAGCTGAAATAAGCCAAATAGGGAGCTTAAACGCTACATCTATTACAGATACCTTGTCAACTGGTGTAATTGATATGCACCCAGCAGATAATATTGAAATAGCCAACTTATCTACAGCAATATCAGGAATGAATAATATTCAAGATATGAATATGGATATGAATATGGCAGACTCTAATCACAATCATGAAATGCCTGTTGAAATAAAAGCTACGGAAAATATGCAAGAAATAAATCAGCCAGAAATAGAAATGAATATGCCAGACATACAGATGCCAGATATTGAAATGCCTGATTTGCAAATGCCAGATAATTTGCCAGAAATAAATGACATACAAATTGAATCTGTAAATGAAATAAAAAATGAGCCAGAAACATTGCAAGAAATTAGGGAAGAAATTCCTGAAAATAATATTGAAGAACTTCCAGCAGAATTAGAACAAACAGATATGGAAGAGGATTTAAAGGAGAATCAAAATGAACAGCAAGAAGAGACATCAACAAAGAATGAGGAAGTTGATGGAGCAAATGAGGAAAGCGAGTTATCAGACAATAGTTCAACCGAAGAAAAAGAGCCAAAAGAAAAAGTAAACGAGGAAAAAGAATCTGAAGAAAAGGAAGAAACTGCTGAAGAAGAAATAAAAGAAGAGCCAAGTGCAAATGAGGAAAAGGTTGTTAAGACAGCAAAATCAAGCAAATCTGAAAAAAAACAAGGCTCTGAATCGGAAAATAAGAGCGATAAAAAAACTTCCGTTAGCATAGTAACTCCTAAAATTGAGTCAGATATTGTAATACAAGAGATTGACTTGCTCACTGTTGTTAGTTTTAATAAAGAATATTTTAAACAAACTATTACTGATACATTAGATTTAACAAAAAGCGAGGTAGATTTTTATGACGGAGAAAACGGATTCAACAGCGATTCAGCTTACGCCCAAAATAATATTGATTTTTTTACTAGGAATTGCCAGTCCGATTGCTGGGGGGATTTACACGTTCGCACAAATGCAGTCCAGATTGAGCAATTTAGAAGATAGTATTTCTAGTATTCCTAGTGGAGATAATTCTGCGATATTAGAAAGAATTACTGCTGTTGAAATTAACAGTAAGAATAATACTAATGGTGTTGAAAAATTAGATGCAGATATAGATAAAATTGTTGAGCATGTAGATAAATCTTTTAGAAAAATTACCGATAACTTAAATAGCAACCCATTATCATTAGGAAACTAGAATGGATAAAGATACAAGAGAAGCATTTGTAAGGGTAGAAAAAAGCCTAGAAAAACTTACTGAAGCATTATCAAAAAACTCTTCTGATATTTCTGCACTAAAAGTACAGGCGAACATGGGCAAGGGTGCATTACGCACTATTTTGTTTCTTGGTAGTTTAGTTGCTATTGTTGTTGCAGTCTTAAAAATAGGAGAATCAATATGATGGGATTAATTGTTAGTGGTTTATCTAAAGCAGTTGGTGGTTACTTTGAAAACAAGTCTCAAGAATCACAAGCTAAAGCTGGATTAAAGAAAGCCGAAATTGAAGCCAAAACTTCTGTTGCTAAAGCAATTGCAGAAGGGAACATGGAAGCTAACAAGCTAAATGCTCAATGGGAAAATAAAGCCGTTGACCAATTATCTGGAAGTTGGAAAGATGAGTTCATAACTTTTGTGGTGCTATCGCCCTGCATACTTATTTTCTTTCCGAGCTTTCAACCTTATGTAAGAATGGGCTTTGATATTTTAGGCACATTACCTGAATGGTATATTAATTTAATCTACATAACTGTATGTGCTGGATTAGGATTAAAAGGTGTTGGTGGAATCTCTAAATTTATGAAGGGGAAAAAATAATGTTAAATACAATTAAGCATGGTTTAAATAAGATAAAAGATTTAATGCCAAATATTCCAGAGGGTTTGATGTTTATTATTAAATGTTCTGTGATCTGCATTATCTGGATAACATTAATCGCTTAAAAGTTTCACGTGGAACATTAAGACTTAACTGCTATATAGAACATTAGTATCATTACTATTAAAAATGTAAATTGCTCCATTATAGTAACCTTTCATTGATTCTTTGCTTAATATTATCACAAATCCCAAAACTTAAATAAAATAAATAAAATAAAATATATACTTTTATTATAATATATGTTATAATGATATTATAAGTTAATTTAGTTATATAGTTTTCATTAAGTATATAGAACATTTTAATTATATCTGAGCCATCAGTAGAAACAAAATAACAACGAAGTGAGTTGGCATTGGCAACCCAGCTAACATTAAGATTAATGCTTAATGGAGTGATATAAAACAATTTAGACCGAAATGATAAGGGCGGTATTCCTTAGTTATTTTAATTACTTGCATTTATAATGCAAGGAGACATATATGACCAATAATAATTGGTTTACTGTTTCAAAAACTGGGCTTGAAAAAGTCCAAGCTGAAAAAGAAAAGTTTTTTGTTGTTCAAGAATTAATTTCTAATTCGTTTGATGAAGACATAAAACTTTGTAAAGTTAATCTTGAAAAGATTAATGGAACAAGAACTTATCAGTTAACTGTGTATGATGATAGTCCTGTTGGATTTAAGGACTTGACCCACGCATATACTTTGTTCGCAGAATCTTCTAAAAAAGGTAATGTGAAACAGAGAGGAAGGTTTAACTTGGGAGAAAAACTAGCTTTAGCTATGTTTAAATCTGCTGAGATTAAATCTACTAAAGGCACAATAATATTTAATGAAAAAGGAAGGTCAAAAAGTAAACATTGTTCCGAAGTTGGTACAAGTTTTACTGGCAAAATTGTAATGACACATGATGAGTACAATACAATTTTAAACCAAGTAAAAAGTATTATTGTACCAGACGGAGTTGATTTGAAAGTGAATGGTATTAAGGTTGCAAAACCAAATATTATAAAATCTTTTGAAACTTCGCTACCTACAATTATTTCTGATGAAGATGGAAATTTAAAAAAGTCTTACAGAAAAACGATTGTAGAAATTTATCCTAAATCTAACGATAAAGGTAAAATTTTTGAGTTGGGTATTCCAGTAGTTGAGTTTGATATTGACTACAATGTGAATGTCTTACAAAAAATTCCTTTAAATAAAGACAGGGATAATATTACTCCAGCCTATAGAAAGCAGTTGGCTACCGAAGTGCTTAACCATTGTTTTGATAATTTATCAGAAGAACAAACAAGTACAGGGTGGGTAACTGACGCATTAGAAAATGCAAATATAGACGCAGTTTATAATGTCCTTTCTAAAAAGCATGGGTCTAATGCAGTTGTGCATGACCCTACCGACAAAGAGGCAAATGGAAAAGCCTTTGCAGATGACCGAGAGGTTATTGGTGGGGGGTCTTATAATTCCTATGTATGGAATCAAATAAGACAAGTGCAAAAAGAAACTGGCTCTTTTAAAAGAGCTGGTGCATATCCTGCATTTGCTAAACCCAAGTTTAAAGGTGGAGCAATAGAACTACCATTAAAAGATTATACTAGTGGTATGTCAGAAGTTGCAATCTATACTAATAAAATTCATAAAGAATTATTTGGAATAGAGTGTAAAATAAGTTTGCACAATGGAAATGGTGCTAGTGCAACTTATAATAAGGCATACCATAAAATATCTTTTTTCTGGGAAGTTCTAGGTCGTGATTGGTTTAATTTATCAAACAATAAGGAACAAATTGATAGATTACTAATTCACGAATTTGGACATTATTATAGTTCAAATCATTTAAGCGAATCTTATTATGATGGATTATGTAAGATTGGTGCAAAATGGATTGCCTTAATAAGTCAAGGAAAAATTTAACAAGGAAGTTGATTAGAAGTGAAGGGTTGCTTTAGGGCGACCCTTTTTTTTGCGTTGGTTTAATATTTTTAAGCAATGCTATCGCCTGATTAAGATTACTCAATATTATAAAATAGTTTGATAAGTTTTTTATTGTTTCATCAGTAACTTCTTTTTCCATTTCACTATTAATTATATTGATAGTATGTGTAATCTCATTTTGAATTTTTGCTGAAACCTTATCGTAAATTATTTGTTGTGCTAAATCTGTCATTTTATTATCTCCATTGTTCTCCGTATATCCAGCAAACTAATACTTTGCGAATTCCAGAAGTTACAGGTGTTACCCTATGATTTAAAAAACTTGTAAAAGAAACCAATTTATTTGGTGTTGAGTTGTAGGTAACAATTTCTCCTCCGTCTCCGAAGAACTGTAAATCTCCACCCTCAAAGCCTTCATTCAATACCCATGAGATAGATATTTTTCTCATAGAAGATAAAGAATCACCAGCATCAATATGCCAGTCGTATTTTGCATTATCGTGTGAATCATATTCTAGATATTGAATATCCTGAATTCCTGACAGCCTATAATTAAAAACTTGATTAAGTTCTATAACTGCATGACTTATTAATTCTGCTGTAACGCTATCTTTTTGATTCAATCGCCATGCCTGTACCTTTCTGAAATCTGTATGCAAAGATGTTTTTGCTTTTATTTCTTCACCGTAGTTCATAGCTTCTTTTAAAACTATATCCGTCATTTGCGAATCCATTTCGAGTGGAACTATTCCATACTCTGGGTCTTTAGTTAAATCTGTCTTGACGTTGTATTTAAAAAAATCTGATTCTAGGTGGGATAAACTACCCATAATATCTCCTTTAAAAAAACTCGCCTACCTTTATGTTGAAAGTAGACGAGAACTTAAATTGCCTACTCATTGGGGAGCAGGACTTTGGGTTCGAAAAATAATCAATCACTTTCATATTACACATTTAGAAAGGAATATCATCATTAAATTCGTCTTTTTCATTTTTAGAATGAGCTTTATCAATTATCTTTTGTGCGTCTGCTGGAGATAATCCAGAATCTTTACCAGCCTTTTGTCTTTCTATAGCTTCACTAAAATTTGAGCCACCTGTCATTCCGTCAGTTACAGGCTTCCAATTATTAACTTCTCCATATAGCTTCCCATTTTGTGAAGTTTTTAAATCAATATTAATCCATTCATCATCTTTGGTTGATAGCCATTGAATAAACTCTTGTCTTTTTATGGCAATATTACAATGTATAAAATCAACTTTAGCTTCTTTAAATATAATTCCTTGTGGAAATTCTTTTTCTTTTCTGTCAGTCATTTTTTTGCTCCCTTTTTATTTTCATTCTTTGTTGTGCTTTTCGTAAACAAGCATAGCCTGTCATTACTGATTTATCTTCCATCTTTAATACTCCTCTTGTTGATTGCTTTGTTTGTAAATTGCATGATTGCAGTATGTTTATTCTTATTTAGTTGCTTAGATTGACGCATGTACTCTGCTAAAAACTTCAAAGTCTTATGAACATCTACAGCCGTTGCCAAATGCAGTTGGATTTCATCTTCAATTTTAGATAAAAGTTTTTCCTCTAACTCTTCAAATTCTTGATGCTCCAACTCTTGCTGGTCGTGTAGCAACGATTCTTCCATTTGTATTTCTGACTCTCCTTTATCCATTATACTTCACCTCTTTTTATAATTTCCTCTATCTCTTTACTTCTTTTTAATATTTTTTCTAATGCAATGTTTTCAAGTACAATATCAATATCCATTAATGTATTGTCTTGAGTTATATGGTCTAGCAATTCTGCTACAGACATTTCATTCTCTAATTTATTTATTTCTGCTCTTACTATACGGCAATAATTATCCATTTTATTTATCCTTTATTTTTATTTTACGATAATGCTCATTATCCCATTTGAGAAGGATTAGAAGCCCTATGGAGCTAACCACTAATCCACCACCAAAACCAATACTAACTAAAACTAAAGTACTCATTATAACCCACCAGTATTGTTTGCATCTGCATCATTATCTGGAGTTCCTCTAATCAGCAGAATTGATTCATAAAGATAGCGTCTTGCGTAGGTCATAGAAGTTCCAATTTTTTGTGCCTTTCTTTCAGAATAAAGAATTATTTCAGATTGAAAATATTGCCTATTAATAGTGTGAGTAATTCTCATTCTAAACTTCATTTGGGATTCTACTTTTCCATGAATATCTTCTTGTTCAAAAACTTGCGTAAAATTTGAAACAAGATTATGTCTTAACAATATTGGCTCTATTATAACAATCATATCTTCTAATTTTGTATACTTATAATTTTGATAATCATTATTGCCGTTTTGCTGTATATCTGCTTCTTGTATTTCAATTCTTGCATTTGCAAAATCTTTTAAATGCAAAGTATTAAAATCATCAGTCTTATCATTTTTCATCATTTCATCTATATCTGGTTTGCTCATTGTTTCTATATTGCTCATTGCGTTCTCCCGTTAAGTTTTTGTAATCTTTGTTTTAATATTTTATCTATATAAGCACTTTCCATTTCTGGAATTTTTTCCATGTACTTCCCTCTTGTAAATAAAGCCACTACATAATCCATAAAATTATCTATACCATAATCAGCCTGATCTAAATAATCTTGATAGGTTTTTTTCGTAAATTCCTTACTAAGCAACTGTATATTAATAAATGTGAATAATGTATTGCAAAGCAGTATTGCTGGTTTATAAACTTTGTAATATTCAAAAAGTTGATTAGACTTATCATTAAATATTGATAAATCTTTAATAGCATCATCAATAACATTATCTAAAATCACACCTCTAGCAATAAAGTCTGCGTGTTTACAATCGTCCATATTAAGCTCCCAATATTTTATCTATTTCAATATAGATATACGTATACATAAAAATAGTTATTACTAGATAAGCAATCGTTTTTACATGATCGTTTTTTTTATAAGGTTGTATTCTTATTTCTTGCCCACATTTATTATATTGTTTGCTCATTTTTTACCCTTTATTAATTTTAATTTATAAATATAATTCTTTTAAGTTTAAAAGTAAACCTTTATTTATAATAAAAATATAAAGAATTAGCTTTTAATTATATTAAAATTAATATATAATTTAATTTACTAATTTTTAAAAATAAGGAGTTATATGATGAAGTTAAGTGAATTCATGAAAGAGGAACGATGGACTGTTGCCTTAATTGCTAAAGAATTAAATGTTCCAGAGCCAACTGTTGTTAAATGGAAGTATAACGAAGCAATTCCAAGAAAGCAGCATGTATTGCAAATATACAAGTTCACAAAAGGAAAAGTTACACCCAATGATTTTTATTTTTCCACCATTAAATGAGCTTTCAGGCTATGGCATGGGCTGTTAAACAAGATACTAAGAGTCCAGTATCTAAATTAATATTATTAATGATCGCTAATTATGCAGATGCGAATGGCGAGGCATATCCTAGTCAAGAACATCTAGCAAAATTATGTCAATGCACTAGAGTATCAGTTAATAAGCATGTAAAAGATTTAGAAAGAAATAATTTTTTTACAATTAGAAAAACTAAAAATGGTATGTTTGGCTATAACACATATAAGTTGAATATTGGCTTAGTAAAGAATATTTACTTACCAAGTAAAGAATCTTTACTCAATACTCAAGATAAACTAAAACCGTTGTTTTTTGATAAGTTCTGGGAAAGCTGTCCGAGAAAAATAGCTAAAAAGAAAACTGAAGAAATATATACTAAATTATTGAAAAGTAAGGAAGTTACGGAAGAATATCTAATAAAAACAATGGGAGATTATAATAAAAGTGTAAAAGATACTGAAATGCAATTTATAGTTCACCCAGTAACATGGTTGAATCAAGGTAGATTTGACGACAAGATAGAAGTTAAGGAAAAGAATAAGAATTGGTTAGCTGGATAAATAAAAGCAATAAAGAATAATAATAATAATTGGAGAAAACAATGAGCGATTATCTGGAAGGCATTTACACTTGTAGAGATATTTATAAAGATGTAAAAGATTTATATGATGGTAAAACACAACAGCAATATGATACAGGGTTTGAAAACTTAAACCCATTGCTAAAAATTATTAAACCATCATTTATGTTAATAACAGGAACACCCAATTCAGGAAAATCTTCTTTTACACTTGACCTAGCTCAACAATTGGCACGTCTCCACGATTTTAAGTTTGTAATCTATTCACCAGAAAGTTCACTAAGCCGAAACGTAGCCAGATTAGTAGAAAAATACTGCGAGAAGCCTTTTGATAAAATGTTTGATAATCGTATATCAGAAGAAGAGCTAGTACATGCTTTAGCATTTATTAACGATCATTTTTATTTCATAGATAAAAAAGATGATAGTCCAGACATAACGTGGTTATTAGAAAAAGCTGAGATATGTAGACAAGAATTTGGTATTGATTGCTTAATAACAGACCCATATAACGAGATTAATCCATCAAGAGCAAACATAAATGAAACTGAACATATCTCTATTCTTATATCTGATATAAAAAGATGGAACAGGGAACACAACATGATAACTATGATGGTAGCTCACCCAACCAAGCAAACCAGAAATGCAGAAGGAAAATTTGTAGTTAATAGTTTGTATGATGTGAGTGGAAGCTCACATTGGAATAATAAAGCCGACGTAGGTATAATTGTTACCAGAGATTATGAAGATGAATCAACAATTATAAGGGTAGCTAAAATTAGAGAGGTAGACGTGCAAGGTACAATTGGACAATGTAAGATGAGATGGAGTAATGCTAAAAGAATATTTATACCAGACATGAGCTATGAGAGTTAAATTATGAATGGATTGCCCACATTGTGGAAAAGAAACTAATCAAAATAAAAAGGAGCATTAAATGAAAGTTGTTAATTATGAAATAAATAAGCTAGTAAAGGCAGAATACAATCCTAGAGAATTATCTACAAAACAACATGAGGATTTGCTTGATAGCATTACTAAATTTGGATTAGTTGACCCAATTCTTGTAAACATAAATCCAGAAAGACTGAATACAGTTGTCGGTGGTCATCAAAGGCTGGAAATCTGTAAAGAGTTAGAATTTAAAACTGTTCCCTGTGTTGAATTAAATCTTTCAGAGAAAGAAGAAAAAGAATTAAATATCAGGTTAAATAAAAATCATGGTCAATGGGATTTTGATAGTCTAGCAAATTATTTTGAAGCAGATGACTTGTTTGACTGGGGATTTAATCTAAAAGAAATAAAATTTAGCTCCCCAGAAATAAATAAAATGTCTGAAGAATTTGATGTGGATTTTGACGGAACAGGATATGACTACATGCCATCACAAGTTAGAATGGTTCAGCTATTTTTAGATAGTGAATCAGAACCTAAATTTAAAGAAATGGCAGAGTTATTATCAACTATATACGAATCAAAAAACTTAACAGAAACCGTGCTACAGGCTATAGAAAATGAATATAATAAATGTAAAAACTAAATTAGATAAGGGTGGTATTAAAGCTATAACAGGTAAATTTATTGATGAATCATATATAAAGTACCCTCTTATCAGCGAAAATACGACTGTTTACAATGAGCATGGTGAGTTATTGTTAGTGTTTTTAAAGAATATTGTGCCTTTTAAACTTGCAAAACAAGCATACCCTTTTTTAAGAAAAGCTAGTATACCGAGTGGTAACAGAGGAATGGCTGCTGGTGATTTATCTGATTATAAGGTAGGTGGTAAAATAGATGGTTTGACTGTAGGAAAAATAGATAACAATAGATTTTATCCGTTAAAAAAAGATGGCACA